GCCCTCTTGTTTTTTCTGGTGCAGCGCATCGAGGGCGATCTGGAGTTTCGTCTGGGCGGTTTCGACCTTGACCGTCCCGTCGACGTTGCGCCCGTACGCCGCTTCGAGTTTCCCCTGGGCCTCGAGCTCGGCGATGACCTGCTCGTTGACCACCCCGGCGTGCTTCTGCTCGAGCGCCATCATCTGGTTCGCGATCGTCGTGCGGCGGGTCGCGAGGTCCTCGATGATCTTCATCCGATCTTTCTCGGAGGTGATCTGGTCGTAGACTGCTTTCGCGGTGGCCTCCTCCGCGGCGATCAACAGATTCAGTTGGGCAATCTGGCCGTCGAAGGTGTAGGCCTTCAGATTCGCCTGCGTGATCGATTCCAGTTGCTTGATGCGCGTGGCGTACTGCGTGAGCGCGATCTTGTCCGCCTCCTCCTGGGCGTGGACCAGATCGTCGGTCGCCTTCTTCGCGGCCTCGAGGCCTTTCTTGTAGGCCTCCAGTTGCGTGACGCTGACGCCGATGCGGGCGGCGTTCTGCGCGTTGAGTTGCCCCATCGCGTCGAGCTGCGCGAGGTAGGTTTTCTGATAGTCGAGGAGCGGCGCGACGGCGTTGGCTTCCATCGCCCCCATGAATTGCGCGGCCTGGCCGCGGGCATCGAGCGCGACCTTGACCTCGCCGTGCGCCTTCGCGGCGTCCTGCGCGGCCTTGGCGGAGGCCTCCGTTTTCTTGTTCGTATCGTCGAGGAGTTTCGTCAGGTTGCCGGACAGGCCGGTCATGTCCTTAAACGTCGCGACGAACAGATCCCACTTGCTCGCGCCGTCATTCGTCGCTTTGTTCAGGACGTTGAACCCCTGCGCGAGCTTGCCCAGGCCTTCGGTGACGAACGCGTCGATCGACGTCTGCGTGCGCTTGATGGCATCCCAGTACTCCGCCATCGCCGTGACGGATTCCCCGCTCGTGATCTTGTTGAGCCGCTTCGCATCATCCACGGCCTTGTCGACGCCGGTCGAAAACGCCGCCATCGAGGCGCCGAGTTTCCCGCCGTAGAGATCCGCCGCCGCGGCGTCGCGGATCCCGCCGGTCAACTGGCCGAGCGCCCGCTCCGTCGTGATGAATAGTTCGGAGGCGTCCTTCCCTTTCAGGTCGTCGATCTTGATCCCCATCGCCGCGTACGCCGACACGACGCTCGCATCCCCGCCGGCGATCCGGTTCTGCAGGTTGAACAGCGACCGCCCGAGCTCCTCGCTCGAGACGCCATAGGACGCCGTCGCCGCCGTCAGGACCTGCAGGTCCTCGATGTTGATGTGCGTCTGGGCACTGAGCGTATTGAGCGCGCTCGCGCCCTCGACCAACTTCCCGACGTACTGCACGATCGCGTTGACGCTGAACGCGGCCACGGCGGCCGAGGCCCAACTGGTGAGCGTGGCCTCCCACGAGGTCGTATTCGTCGCGGCCTCCTTCGAGGCCGTGGCCGCGGCCTTCGTGGCGTCGGCGAGCTTCTGCATTTCCGGCGGAACGGTTTCCCCGATCGCGTTGTACTTCGCGATCGCTTCCGTCAGCGTGGCGTTGAGTTTGATTTGCTCGTTCGTCGTGAGGGCCGTGACGCCGTGCACCTTGTCGATCGCGATCACGAGCTCGTTGGCCTGCTGGATGATCTGGCGGCCCGAGAACTTGTCCACCATGTTGTTGAGTTTCGTGCCGACCGTATCCGCGCCTTTACCGAAGTCCGCCAGCGCCACGTCGGCGGCCTGGATGGCCGACAGGAACGTGGAGAAGTCCGCGACGAAATTCGCGTTGACGCCCATCGGCTACTCGTCCCCCCCGCGATTGTTCTCGGCGGCCTGGCGCTCCTGCTGCTCGGTGAGCCAGCGCACGAGCTCGGCGTGTTGCCGCGTCGTCAGGGCGTGCACCTGCGGCAAGGTCCAGTGCATTAACTGACAGATGGCGAAGTCGGACTGGAGACGCTCGCGCCATCCGGGTCGTTTTTTTCCGCCTCCTGCGCGGCCTCGACGGCCGCCTCGTGCACCTCGAGGGCGTCGCGGATCGCTTTCGCGAACCGCGGCTTGAGGTTGTCGAACGCCGCCGCACTCACGGCCACGGGCCGGCCCTTTGGATCGACGACGGACCAGGCGACGATGTAGGCGCCCATCCGCGCATGACCGATGAGCATCGGGTCGAGCGTCAGGCCCTCGCCTGGCGCGACCTGGCGGCGCATGGCGGCGTACATCGCCTGCACCTCGCCATACGAGAGCTCCACCTTGACATCGATCCAATGCCCGCCCGGCAGGGCCAGGCGCGTGACATCCGGCACGACGAACACGTTGATCATCTCGGTCCTCCTAGCGCCACCGCAGCCCCGAGGCGGGCCGTAAAGGCATGGTCGCGATACTGCAGCACGTCGAGCACCGGCCAGTGCCACTCGCCGCGCTGCAGCGTCACGACGAATGTGAGAGGCGTCTGCGCCAGCTTGTAGTCGTCCCCGTGGCGGATGTGGGCGCGCACGATGGTCTGCTGGCGCTCGTCGCGTTCGACGACATAGCCTTCGACGTCGGCCGCGATCGCGTACCGTCCGAGTTGGATCCGGCCCTTCACGCCACTGGCGATCGTGCCGATCCGCGGCTCGGGCAGTTTCCGCCGGGGCAACGCCACGACAGTGTTACGGCCCGACCGGTTGCCGCGTCCAGCCGGCCGCCGCGACGAACGTGCCGGCGATCGCGATCGCGCCGGTCGCCTTCACGTCGATCGAGGCGTCGAGCCAACCGAGCCCCGTCCACATCATGGTCGGGAGGAGCGTGCTCGGAATGAGTTCCAGCGCGACCGCGACTTCGCCGAGCGCGGCGTCGAAGATCGCCAGGTCGTCGGAATCGTACCAGCCGCCCAGCGTCCCCTTGATATCCGGGAGGCCCTGGACATACACGAGGTTCGGGTCGCCGAAGCTCGTTACGTCCGCCTTGTTGCGGGCCATGTTGAGCGTCCACGAGTTCATCGAGGCGAGCGCAACCGGCACGGGCGGCGCGGGCTCGGCGGGCGGGGCCGGATCCATTTTGATCGACCCCTTACTGCCATACATGCGGTTCATCGGTTGTCCCCTTCCCTCTGGTGGTTAGCCGTCAAGTTGTCGGCATGACATCGAGTTCGTACGTGCCGCCTTCGTGTTGCCAGTGCTCGGCCGGATTCACATCCGGCTCGCTGTAGCGGCGATAGCTGACGCGTTGCGATCGGATCACTTTGTAGCCGGTCGGCGTCAGCACCGTATCGGCGGTCTGCAGCAGGGCATCGATCTGCGTGCAGGCCTTGCGGGCGTCACTCGCGCTGTTGCTGAAAATGACGGCCTTGATGAAATACTCGAACCGCTCGAACGCCTTGAATCCCTCGAACATGTACGTATCTTCGTGATCCGAGAGGGAGACGATCGCGAACCGTTTCGAGCCCTGCGGCGCCGCATCGAAGTACACGCCGTCCGGTAGCAGACCGTGCAAGGTCGCATCGTTCTGCAACAGGCCGAGCACTGCACTGTCGACGGCGCCACTGTCCATCTCAGGTCTCCGTCACCAGAAAGCCGGCCGACTGCACGAGCGCGATGAGCGCGGCTTTCATCAGCGCCCGATGCCGTTTCGCGATCGACACCAGGCCTTGATCCTTGTGCGCCGGTTCCGATCCCCGGTTCCACCCTTGTTTCGTGCGGCGGTTCTCGGTCCCGAATTCCCACCACGTCGCCTGCGGCGTGCGACTCTCCACCACGAACCGCGCCTGGTACTGGTGACTCCGATCGGTGACGACGACGCCCTCGCGCATGGGCCCGGTCGGATAGACCGTCTTGATCTCGCTCGCCGTATCCGCAGCCGCCGTCGCGACGATCGCGATCGCGTCGTTCGTGAGCTCGTCGGGCATGTCGCGCAGCGCCTTCCGCAGCTCGTCGAGGCCGTCGAGGAACAGGTTGACGCTGCTCATGCCGCACCCACCACGCTCGGGACACTCGAGCCGGCGGCGCCGCCGCTCACGCGTTCCTCGCAGACGATTTCCAGTTGAATGTTCCGCTCCTCCACGTTGCGCACGGCCTGAATGGCGAACGTCCGCCCGGCGAACGTCACCCGCGTCTGCGTCGTCACGCCGGGCACGTACGGCACGACGACGAGGTACGGCAGCAGGGCCGTCACGGTGCCGGCGACCACCCGCCGCAGGTCCGCGGCCGAGGCCGGCGTGACGCTGCCCCATTCGGTCGCGACGAGCGCCCAGCCCTCGATGTAGCCGCCATCGCCATCTGGCACCGAGCCGGCGGGATTCTCGAGGGTGACCTCGTGGCGGCGTTGCCCGGCCGGGACCCACGCATGGGCGGCAGCGGCCGGGCTCATGCGATCCCCGGGTCGTGATAGGCGCGCAACAGTTCGCGCACGGTCACCGACAGATCGCCGGGTTCGGTCGGCCGCGGCGGGTTCTCCGTGTCATCGCCGCGGAACCGATAGAGCTCGCCGGTCTGCACCAGAATCGCCGCCACGACCACGGGCGGCTCGGCCCCCGCCGACCACGTATCGACGACGGCCTTCGATCGCGGCGTCGTACTGCACCACCCGAGGATGTGCGCCTCCGCCTGGTCGGCGAGACTCTGCAGGTCGGTATCCTCCGCCGTCGTCGTGATCCGCAGGCGCGCCTTGACCTGATCGAGCGTCACGAACGTCGTCATGGCCGCCGCCTGGTGTCGTCGTAGACCTGCTGCCAGTCTTTCCCTTTGGGTCCTGGCGGGCCGGGCGGGCCGTCCTTGCCGTCCTTCCCATCCTTGCCGCGCTTGACCTTGAGCGTCCAGGCCTTCGAGCCGTCGCCCGGTTTGGCCGTCGTCGCCGTATGGCAATGCCACTCGGCGCCGGCCCACGTCACGCCGTCGCCCGGCTCGTAGGCGCGCCCCTCGATCCAGATGCCGCGATAGATGTCGACGGCAAAGGCGGCCGTGCCGATCTCCTTCACGACATCGCCGCGGATCGCCGTGATCGTGAACGAGCGATCATCGCGTTGCGTCACGCCGAGGTCATCGAAGCCGAGGCCGTCGACGCCATCCCGGCCGGCCGGCCCAGGCGGCCCGGGGACCGGCGCCCGCGTCTCGAGGACGGCCAGGCGTTCCCGCATGGCGCCGATCTCCGTGACGGCGCCGGCCAGGTGTCCGACCTGCGTGTCCGTCACGGTCACGTGCGCCGCGAGCTCGTCGACGGCGCGCTGCACGAAGGCCCGCACGACCGGCGCGATCCCCTCGACGATGGCGGTGAGCTCCTCCTCGGTCATGCGGCCACGTCCAGGGCTTTGCGGAGGAGATGCTGGATGCTTGCGGCCACCTGGCCGGGTGGCACCGCGGGCGCGGCCATCGGCGCCGGCCGGGGTTTCGCAAAGGGATCATTGGCGTCGCGCTGCGCGAGCGCCTCGAGGCTGAACATCTGCTGTTGCATGTACGGCGTGTCGCCGCCCTTCACGCGGCCGAGGCCGAAGTACTTCCGGCGCGCTTCGTCGGGCGACATGCCGCCGCCGCCGATGCCGTCTTTCGCCGCGGCGGTTTTCGTCGCCGTGTCCATCCAAATGAGATCGTCGATGTCGAATTCCGTCCCGTACTGCGTGCCGTCGGCGAGCGGATCGAGAATGCCGAGGCCTTCGTCGAGACTCGTCTCGAGGTTCGTCATCAGCGACTGCAGACACTGCGCGAGGTACTGCTGGAGGAGCGGCTCCACATTGGCGTACGGCGGCGGCGGGCCGACGCCAATCATGTACGGCTGGACGTGATAGCAACTGCAGACCGTTTCCGCCGTCCACTTCAGTTGCTCGATGAGCTGCGCATCGACGGCGTTCATCGTGAGCGGCGTGAACTTGATGTCGGCCGTGA